GGTGGTCAGTGAGTTCAGTGATGGTGAGATTAGAGATCCTGCAAGACATGAAGTCAAAACACCTCCACCTGATGATGCAGCTAAAGAACCAGATGTGGTAGAAAAAGAACGAGCTGAGCGAAGAGATTCCGCAATCCTTGATGACGGACCTATCGATAAACCAGAAGAAGGAGATATTAAAGAAGGCGAGTTCCTTCCATGTCCAAATTGTGGTAAAACAGCTATAAGAACTAAGGATACAAGTAACCAATATCATTGTCGTGCTTGTAGTCACAACTTTACAAGTGATGCTGTAGATGAGAGTGTAGAACCTGAAGAGCCAGAAGTAGAAGAAGACAATGAGACAGATTATACTAAGTGTGTCAATAATGCTATCATTCGACTTACAGAACGGCATCCTGATTGGGAAGCTCAAGAGATTAGTGCAGTCGCTGATGCTGCATGTTCATACTTAAAGGAAATGGATAGTAAAGAAATGGAAGATGGGGTAAAATTAGAGAAATGTGTACTGAAGGTCAAAAAGCAATTGAAGAAGGAGCACCCAGATTGGAACGAGGATAAAATAAAGTCCTCTGCCTTCGCCATTTGCAATGCATCTCAAAAAGGGGATTAAGGTGAGCAAGAATTTTCTTAAAATAACTGACCTCGTAAAGTTCTCTCTCGTCGACCCCAACCTTATGAAGGTGAAGGACGACTATGAGGGTGCTTTTAAACCTGAAGCAGGCGGTCAGACACATCCTTCTGGTATGGGTACTACTAATAGTACTCCAGTAATCCAGAATGGCCTTCAAGTTCGTATTGCCGCTACGCATTCAGGTATCATTACGAGGAACAATGGTTTTTATCTTCCAGATAAGATGAAAGCCGGTGCCTCTTCTTTCACCGATAATTACCCTAAACCAATTTTATTGCATCATGCAGATCACGAAGATCCAGTAGGTCGTGTTATAGAAGCGGCATATATGGATACTTCTGGTATGGTCCAGGATGCATATAACGGCTTGGTAGTAAGGGATAAGAACGGTAAAGAAGTTGGAACTATTACTGACACTCTGATTCAGGATTTCGTCAGTAAGAAAATGCCTTTTGGCATGCAAGTTGATGTCGTTTGTAATATACTTAGAGATAGCCTACTTAATGATAATGAATATGCAGGGTTGGGTCACATTCAACTAGTTGCAAACATTACCGATAAGGCAGCTATTGAAAAACTATTAGACGGTAGATACTTAACGGGCTCTGTCGGTGCTACTACAGATGCGGCAGTTTGCTCAGTATGTAGGCAAGATTGGACAGAGTCAGGTCAATGTGAACACAAGCCTGGTGGACTCTATGATGGTACGAAGTGTTTCTTAATTGCTGGAAAATTGGCATATGAAGAGTATTCTTTTGTCAATGCTCCTGCAGATAGACATTCTGGTGTCTTAGAGTTAAACTATAATGGTGTTCAAGATAACGTTGAAATTGCCAACGATTATCACGGCAGAATCTATGAGGTTCAACTGGCGTTTCCTCAGTTCGATTCTGTGATTAAGGAGGATGAAGGAATGGCCAAGAAAAAGAAGGAAGCTCAGGTTAAACCTGAGGGTACCGAAGTGGTCATCGAAGACTCTAATACTCCTAAGCCACCTGAAGGTGACAAGCCAGCAGAAACTCCGGCAACGGATGATAAGCCAGCAGAAACACCAGTTCAGGATGCGAAAGCAGAAGGAACTGAAGGTGGAGACGAGCCAGTCGAAGGAACTCCAGAACCCACTCCTGATACTCCCGTTGAAGATGGAGCCTCCGGAAAGGAAGGCGAAGTTAAAGATGAGGCAGGAGAGGAAACTTTGGAGGACTTTCTAATTAGAGTAGTTGATGCCGAATCACTAGAAGATGAAGATGAACAAAAGTTCTACGATATGTTGTGGGACGAAGCTGTGGCAGGATTCGAGGATGGAGAATTTACCCTTGAAGAACTTGGCGTAGAAAAGCTAGAAGATGCTAAACTTTCTACTGAAAAACGTAAGAAGTTGGCCAGTTCTACTTTCTGCGGTCCTAAGAAGTCTTTCCCAGTACCAGATTGTGCTCATGTTACTGCAGCCCGCCGTCTGATCGGCAAGTATAAGGGTGAAGGTGACAAGACCAAGATCCTTGCTTGTGTTTCTCGTAAAGCTAAGGCTTTAGGTTGTGACACTAAGAAGACTAAGAAAGATGCCGTTGAGAACACTCCAGAGACTCCAGCAGTTGAGGATGCAATGCACCATGCTCGTATGATGCATGTTATTCTCGCAGCTTTGGAAGAAAATGAGTGGACTCCACCGGATAAGGAACCAGCTCTAAGTAATGAAGATAAAAATGCACTTGCTTCTATTCTTAAGAAACTTGCTGGACAAGTGGGAAAAGATGCATTATCTCAAGTATTAGTGACTGAAGGTCTTGCAGTTAATCCTGAATGTACACAGGCTTTAGAGAATGAAGTAGAGAAAGCTGAGAATACTATAGGTAATTTACGTGATGAGCTTGATGCTCTCCGTAAGGAATGGAGCCTATTATTCAAGGATATGGAGACTCTCCAGGACTCTCTAGTATCAGAGAAAACAAATGTCCGAAAGGCACAGGAGGCCCATCTTGCTACATTAACAACTCTTCGAGATGCTAAAGTAGAGGAGAAGGATTTTTCTGAACTTGAAGACACCGCTCTTGTTTCTGAACTAGAAAGATTGACAGGAGAAGTTGACATGACCAAGATTACTGATAAGCTTGGTGATGGAATGAGTAGAGTCCCTACTGATGGCGTAGATGACCCTACAGAAGTCCATGATGATAACCAGAAGAGTAAGATTTCTCTAGATGATCTCAAAAAGATTCAAGAAAATCATATTGCGATTTGCTTGAGAGATGGCGAGATTGCCGGGGAAGCCTATCTAGAGCGGATGAAGAGGGAAGGAAAACTTCCTCGAGATGAAGAATAATTTAAGGAGGAAGACTATCAATGCCTTTGGATAGTGTTGGACGTTATAACCCAACCCATAAGGTTTGGGATCACGTAGGAAATATGGTTCCCGTTGTTGAGCATTCAGAAGGTGTTCGACCACACGGTGAATTCAAGCCAGCCGCGTGGCTCCCAGTTCAGTTCTTCGATAAATACTACGAAAATTGGTTTGTTGTAATGCCAGGTAAGATTTTGGCTTTCGATAACCAAGGTCGTGTATGCCCAGCTCAGTATGGTTTAGACAGTGCTACTGTTACCTATACTGCACAAGATGTGGAAGCTGGTGTTATCGATGTTCGTACTGGATCTGCTCTCTTGATCGACAATATTGGCACGTTTAACGTTGCTGATGTTGATGATTTTATGGGAACAGGCGTGGATATGGCTGTAAGTAGCCCCGTAGGTGTTGCTCCGTACGTTATGCTCCAGTGGGCAGGCGACGGTAGTGCACTAGACGATGGGTTCACCCCAGCTGCATATAGACAGCACAACTATAATATGCAGCATCAAGTCGCTATTCTCTGTGACTATGTTCTCGAACTTCCTTTGGTTCCTGCAGCTCAAGCAGCAGCAGCAATCACACAGGATTCTCGTGCAGACAATGTCGCAGTGTTTAATGCGGTCGGCAATCTTCCAGTTGCAAAAAATACTCAGAGAACTCTGATTACCTTCAGTGAAGGTGCTGGAGCTCCTTTGGATGTAGCAACTAGATTTGCCGTTGAGAAGAATGCCGCAGCTGATATCGCAGCTGCAGGTGATTGGCACATTGATCTAACCACAGGTGTTATTAGTGTTTATGCATCTAGTGACATCGGTGATACAGATTACAAAGTGGCCTACTTCCATTACGGATCGGCTCCAACCGGATCTAGTGTCTCCAAGTTTGCTTCGGCACTTGGTGATCTTAAGCCCGGTGACTTTGTGAAGTGCAATGCAGATTCTAACTTTGTAGTAGCTAGCCCGAAAGCAGCTGGTGAAGCCACCACTGGTGACACCTTTGATGTTATTATGGGTCAGGTTCTCGAAGTAGAAGACGTTTTCGGAAAGGATGCTCTCGATAAGGTTCGTACAGCATACGACTCTATTGGAACAGATGCCTCTGGTGCTCTACCAGCTTATGCTGGTCAGATGGATCAGATGCCTGGTTCTGCGACCGGTGGTGTATCTGATAAGGTCCACTATGCTGGAGCAGCGAATCTCGTCGTTAGAATCAATCTGATCTCGAGGTAAATACAGGAGGAGGAAACGAATAAGATGGATCTTGAAATCAAAGATGCCAAACAATTTGAGTATCTGTGGAAAAACAACGGAAAGCTCGAAGATGGCAAGCGAATCAAGTTACAAGATGCTCTATCGGTCCCTAATGCTCCTGTCCTGATGCCGAAGGTGATCAGCAACATCGTTAAGGAGGCTCAAGAGCCTCTGTTAGTAGGCACCAGTCTACTTCAGAGGATCAATTACTCCTACGGTCAGACGATCACATTTCCGGCAGTAGGTGCTCTGGTGGCAGCTGACATCGCAGAAGGTCAGGAATACCCAGAGCGCAGCTTGCAGATGGGTGGAAGCACCGTGACTGCAAGTATCGGAAAATCCGGTGTAGCTGTTAAGGTTACAGACGAGATGG